CATATGATTACCCTTTAACTTTAGACAGGTGATGTACCATAGGTTACTGTCCAAGTAACTTCAAGAATCTGGGTTGCACCTTTTACGACATTTAAACTATCATCATAAAGTTGCATATCTGCTGTTGCTTGTGCTTGTGCTATAAATAATCCAACTTCTGTAAGTGTTGCAGTACACACGCCAGCACCCAATGTGAACACATACACCACATCATTTGCATCATTACCAGCACCTTGCGTTTTACTATCAATTGCAGTTCGTGCTTCATCAACATGAGCAGCTAAATTGGTATCTTGTGCATCTTGACCACTACCTGTACCAGCATGTCCGTAGCTAATAAGTGTATCTGTACCACCTGACATATGGTCGGCAATCAAAACACCATGCAATTTACAATCTGTGTTATGCGATTCGCCCTGATTTACAAGAGTTGTTTTGATACGTTCACCTTTCTCATTTATTTTTGTGTCAAAAAGTTTCCATTTTACATTTTGCTTTATACTTATACTATCTTTCATATTATCATCTCTTTTATTAATCATCATATTCCAATTCGAGTATCCAATCATAATGTTCAGGTTTTTCGCCAATATGATTCCACCCAAAACTTCGTATTTTATAATCCCCATTAAATAAGGAACGTAATCCTGATATTGTTATAGTTGAGCCATTTTTTCCCATATCTTTAATACATGCTATATGTTCACATGGACATGCTTTATTACAAGTATTTGACTGATACTCACTTCCAGTTAATACCATACTTTTTCCACTTCTATTTAGACCATAAACTTCTCTAGTTCCATTCCAAAAATTTAGCGTTTTTACATTAATACTATGGTCTACGCTGATTGTTTTTGGTTTGTTTAATATACATTCAGCATCAGATGGTACATAGTTTACTTTTGCGAAACATTGAGTTGTTCGTATCTCAGGATTTGTTTCACCAGCATTGTAGGATACAACAATATATATCTGTGTACAGTGATTATCATATTCAGCAGTACCATATGAAGTTACTCCACCAATTAAAGCATCTATTTCAGCCCAAGTCCAAGCAGTAGAAGTAAATGGATTAACAGCATAATTGGTGGATATATATGTCCATTCATTACCTGCAACATATTCCATATCACCTTGATAATCTGTAGCGTGTGTTCTAATTTCAGTACGACTATAATTAGCTTCTGGTGCATCAGTCGGATTGAAGCATACAAATATTGCTACATTGATAATTATACCTGTTTCGGATACATGGTTTGTAAAATCAAAAGTTGATTTATTAAGAGGATAACCGACAGCAGGATTCATATGAATAGTTGAATTATAGCCGTCTTGAGCTTCCTCATCTATAAAATCATTAAGGTTTGGTCCACCACCAGGACCAGAAACCGTATGCTCTGTTACAAATTCTGCTGTAGGTCTAATTGTTAAGTATTGTGTTGGATAAGTTACTGATGGACTACTGCATTCCGCACCAATTTGTAAATTATCTATGTCAGTCCATAACCAAGCATTATCAGTTCTTGGATTAGTTGTCCAAGTTTTGTTATACGTTAAATAATTAGTTGTTAAATCAATATCATCTGATTTATAAACATTGGCACAAGCATTATCGGTAGCTATAATTTTATATACGCCATCTGCATGTTGTGCTAATATATGTGATTTTGCTCTTGAGTAAACTTGCACATAATTTATTGTTCCTATTTCTGTTGTATGATTTGGAAGTGCATACAAATCGTAATTCAAATCTGAGCATGTACTATAATTATAAGTATCGTCATCATCAGGAACTCTTCTAGGGTCATCTACACACTCCCAATTTTCAGCTTCACCAACAGGTGTAAAATCAATATTACAACCATTAGCATTTGGAATAAGATACAAATCCGCACTTGCTCTTGGTTGAATTAATGTAAATGTACCCATGATAATCACTATAATTTGAATGGTATTTCTACTTTAATATCTTCCCAGGTTGCATTATTACTATGCCATAGTACAGTATATTCATTGCAATTAACTTCTACTTTTAAATAAATTCTTTCTTTCTCATTTAAAGTTTCTTTTTGCCAAGCATCAATCCAAAATGGATAAACCATTTCTTGTCCAATGCTATATGTATCATCCCAAGTAAGAGTATCATCTACTGTTACCCATCCAGTAGTAAATAGTTCATTTTTTTGATTATTCTCATGTATTTTACAAATTGATACCCTATAGCTAGTTACTGTACTATCATCTGATTGTGCAGCAAGGGTTATTTGTCCAGTTATAATACCCTCTATATGGTATATCTTTTTTATATGGTGAGGGTAAATAAATTCTTGAGTAAGGCTAGCAGAACTATGATCGGTAGTAGAACATCCTACACTTATATATTCTTTTGTCAATAATTTTTGATGCTCAGAAAAAGTGCCAAAATTTATTTTCCAATCATCAGTATGTATAGCATAAAATGTCTCATAAAATCTCATATCTTCTGCCATTATCTCGCTACTCCACCACGATAGTTTTCTGCACCACCATGCGAATTATCCCACCCTTGTTGTGGCATAAATTTAATAATGAATCTTGTAGTATTTAAACTGGTTTTCACTGTACCACCACCAGAGCCGACAGTAGAACCAAGTTGTATGTAGTCACCTTTATTTAAATAGCTATAGTAATGTGCTGTAATACAACTATATCTTGAATCAATTAAACCAGCACGACTAGAACTGCCCTTCATAAGTACACCATTTTGATATAAAGCAAATATAACATAATCTAATGACCCACTATATAAATATACAGTTGTTTCGTAAATGATTTCATAAAACCCTGGTGTTAATATGAATATTTTTGTTTCACCTAATTTATATTCAAAATCACTTGTATTAACAGATTCAGTATTCCAAATAAAAGATACATTGCTACTCCATGACAATACTGAATCTCTTTCTTGCAAGAATAAAAACGGTGTCGCAGGAAAAATTTCTCTTGGTCTATTTCTATCTCCATAAGGCATTTTTATCGCAACCTGTATTTTGATTTTCCACGCTTATTAGATAATTGTGCTTGTCTTATTGCACCTAATACTGATGCTACTTTTCCAACATCATCAATATCAGCAAGTTCTTTTACTTCTATCGTTACATTATCTATATAAGTATCCCCACTGGGCGATTCCCTGCCCGCTGGAGAAATTGCTTCTCCTTTATGTATTACTGCTAATCCTGTTTCGTGAACATATTCTGTCCCTCTTTGGCGTATCGAAATAGTCGGTGTTTTAAGTACATCCCAAGGTGAGGGTATTTCATATGTATCTGCAATCCCAAGGTCAATTAGAGGTTTACGAAGTGATGCAAGATAATTTTGTAGACTTGATGTAAAAGTAGCCATATCAAAAGGAGTTGTAGGCTCTGTTACTGGTTCAGGCTCTACATATGTAAGTCCCGCTGTTGCCATAAATGCGATAACTTTTTCCTTTAAAATATCAACATCTAAACCCCAAGACTTTAATTTTTCTGAAAACACATCTTCTCCCAATATTTCATTAAGTGTAGTCATTAAATTTTGTGAACTTTCAATTATTTTTTGATTAGTAGTTTCCCACCAATCATATCTAGTCAACAATTTCTCCCCTTCTCGGCTAATTGTTGTTTCTAAATCTGTTATTTGTTGGTCATATGTATACTTTAATTCATATTGTTTTTCTTTGAGTTTTAAAAGATAATCATCTATTAATGCTTTGCTTGCTTGATTAGTGGAAACATCTGATTCTAACATTGACTTTTGTGCAACCATATTTTCTAGGCGTGCTTGTGCTTGTGCAATCTGTATTTTTTTAATCGCCTGCTCTTCGCTTCTTGTAAGTCCACGCCTTCTCATCATGCCTTTTAATTGCAACTCTAATAACTGTATTTGATGCTCACGCATTGCTGCCGTCATTCGTTGTGTAGCTTCTTTATTATCTTTTTGAGCTTCTGTATATTCACGAACTGCATTAACGGCTGCTTGTATATTAGTAGGAATTTCTTTATAAACGTAATCCAAAACTTTTAAACCCATTGAAACATCATGTGTTGCATCAGCATATGCTCTTTGTGCATGTAATGCTGTATATTGATATGCTAAATTACCTTGTATTGTATCTCCTAACTTACTTAATGCCTCTTGCTGCTCTTGTGTTAAAGTAGTCAATTCACTAATATTAACAGATGCTTCTTTCATTGCTCCTGCTGAATCTTTAAATCCATATACAAATGTTTTTAATAATTCATCATCAAGTTCTCTAATAGCAAGTTCAATATTATCAAGTGTTATTTCTAAATTACCAAGTGCATCTATTTCATCTAAAATTCCACCTGTAATTTTATTAAATGATTCTAAAAATTTTTCCTGTGTTTCAGTTACTTTAACGGTATCTTTATTTATTTGTTCAATAGGTCTTAAATCGGGCATTTCCTCAATGATTATTCCCAACTTGCCACCGCCTTTAACTTTCCATTTTTCTGCCATCGTTCTTTCTTTTTCTAAGGCAACAAGGTCATCTATGGCTTTTAAATACTCTGTTGCATTGTGTATGTCATCGTCTGCTATGAATTTAAATTTCTCGCCTGCTGTTGAGATATACTCAGTTCCAGAAAAAATTTGTTGAATAGCACCACCAATATTAAGAATAGCTCTTTGAATATCAAGCACCATTTCATCCCAATCTTCGCCAACATCTCTCTTTACTTTTTCCCATTGTTGCGTTAACTGGTTAGAAACAAACTGACTTGTATCCATTATTTTCTTTAAGGCAATTTCTGTGGAATTACCCATATTTGCAAGTTCTATTAAATCCTGATTAAAACCTTCAAGTCCTACATCACCAGCTAACACCATAGCAACTCTCAATGAACGCATATTTGGGATTAATTCACCGAGAATACTTTTACCATATTCTTTAGTTGCCTCATTTAATTCTGAAAACCATCCATGTAATCCCATTACACGTAATGCTAAACCATTCATTTCAATTCCGTATTTTTCTGCTGCCTTAGTAGCTTTGACACTTGGATTAACAATACCCTGGATAGCTAACGCTAAACCTCTTGAAGTCATATCAAGATGCAAACCGTGTCGTGTTGCAGTTGAAAGTGCTGCCATTAACTCTTTAAATTGTATTCCAGCTTGTGCAGCAATTGGGACAACATAACCAAGTGCTTGCTCTAAATCTGCAAATTGAAACTTACCACGTATAACAGATTGAAATAAAGTATTGGAAACATTAGTTGCTTGCACAACTTGCATACCGTATGTATTCAAAACTGTTGTAAAAATATCAACGGATGTTCTAATATCAGATAAACCAGCAATACTTGCTTTAGTCGCAGTTGTCAATAAATTGAGGGCATTTTCTGCATCAAACGCAGCAGATAAAATATCATACATACCCTTAGACATATCACTTGTTGCTTGTCCATATGCTACTGACAAGTGTTCTATACCTCCTTTAAGACGTTCCATTAAAGGTATTTGGTCAGCACCAAGTATGGTACTAATTTCCGCTAGTCTAAGTTCAAATTCACGATATGCTGTAACAGAATCTTGAATAAATTGTACAAGTTTCTGTTGTGCACCCATTACTTGATTTAAAATTAAGTTGTATCCAACGAATCGTAAGGCAAGTCCTTTCATAGCCGAAGCTTGTCCTTTTATTGATGTGGTGAGTCCTGTAGTTGCTCCAGTACCTTTTTTGCTTACCGCATTCATACGTTGTTGATTATCTCTAATATTATGTAACTCAGCATTCATTAATCTGAGTTCACCTAGAATCATTTTTGCATTAGAAAGAAATTGTAATTCTATTGTTTCTTTTGCCATTATCTCTGAACTTTCCTTTTAGAAATCATGTCTTTGGAGCTTTGTGGAACACCTTGCTCAACATATGATTTTCCACTCTTTACACAATTAATTTTATTCAAGCTTCTAAGAATGCTTATAAATCTCCAATAATCCATATGAAGAATTTCTTGGAAATTTCCCCCTACTTCTAAGTAAAGGAAGTTAATTAATTGCTGGAACTCTTGGAGTTCTTCATCCCAATAGATTTGAGTTGTTGGAGTGTGTGGGTCTCTAGCTCCTTGCGAAAATCCTTAGAGTAAATCCCTTTCCTACCAGCACCATATATGGCATTGAATATATCAATTAAGTCTATTGGATGCATCTTTCTTATTTTTTCTAAAGTACATGCCCCAGTTGTGTCTATAGCTGATAAAGTTTCATAAATAACATAATGTTTAAATTCTTTATCTTCTTTTCCTTTGGGCATATTTTTCATATCTGCTGCAAGATGAGCTAATGCAGATTCGTGTTTTTCAGTTGTCCAGTTAGGGATTGAAAAAGCCTTACCTTTATTTACAAATTCCAAACTATAGGGTTCTTTTATCTTTTTTGTCATATTTTTTCCTCTTTTATATTAAAAATGAAAGAGAGGGTATTCCCCTCTAAAATCTTACACTGATGGAGTTGATACGAACTCATAGCAAGTAGATGGCTTACATGTAAAAGGTACGCTTGACATTATAGCCTCTCCACCAATATTGCTGTCAACACTAGAATTTTTCCATTCACAGCCAGGTAGAGTTATTCGTGGTACATCTGCACCTGCATCCATTAAGCCCATGTCGATTACTATTTCAAAAGACCTGTTACTCAACACTTCATCAATATGTTTTGCACCACCACCGTCAAGAGTAATGTCTACACTACCTTCAACATCCATAGCTCCTTCAATAAGATAAGTTTTATATGTTGAATCATGGTCAGTATACCCAGTTAAATTGTGGGATACAGTTAATTCTATCGAGTTTGTGATAAAAGCTATGTGGTCAGTGTTAACAACAAGTCCACCAGTTTTCCGAATTTCTCCAGCTACATTGAACTGTAAATATTCTCCTGACAACACGCTTGGTGCACTACCAGTGCCAGTTAAAGTAGCTTCACTTAAAATATTAGTAGTAACAATAGATCGTGCTTCATAGTCTATTACAACTAAGTATTCGGTATTTTTTGAGCCTGTAATTCTAACTGTCGCAGGTTTCATTCCGTTAATGATAAAGTAAGATACATCGTCTGTATCTTCTGTCATTATTGTATTTAAACCGACACACATACGAATAGATTGCAATGTACAGTGACTATCTACTCTGTCTATAGAATCATCAATTAAAGTGTCTCCAGCTTGCGGGATATATTCCAAGTGAACTTTAGGCTCATCAATTTGTTTTAATAGATGACATGCTAGTGGTGAGCCTATGTCTCTTAATACCTTGTGTCTATCTCCAGTATCAATTCTTATATTTTGTATTTTACATGATATTGGAAGTTCATTAAGGGATGGTTCGGAAACCACGCCATAAGTATCTTCTATCCAATACCATGCTGTGCCCTGAAAGGGTCTGCCTAATTTGTCTAAGGTCATTGTTTTTATCCTCCATAATTATTTTTCGTTATCCTCATGGTGTTATACAAGTATCGTAATATAAACAATACAGGACTAATATATAATGGAATATTACTCTTCTTCCATCTGTTTCTTCTACTAACCCATCTTCTTCTATGTTCATAAAAGTGATTCCTGGTGTTGTACTTTGATTTATACGGGTTAGGTAATGTAGTCTATTTTTTATTTTCCTGGCAAATTCAGTTCTATCAAGATTATCGGTATCAGTAAAGTATACATGCATCACGATTTTGCTCTGCATTTTTCTAGTTGATGCTAAAACATCATGTGGTTCATATGTTGTACTTCCTGGTGGTAATTCCATTTCGATATATGGCATAGGGGGCAAATCTTCTGATTTAACCTCTTCACTAAGATACATTGGAATATATGTTACATCTCCTTTAACATTTGTTATAGTAATACAAGATTCAGTATTACCATCTTGATTTGTATCCCATATAGTACCTAGATATTCACGGTATGCTTTTCTTGGATCAAGACATTCATATACCATAATTATTCTCCAGGTAACATGCCAGCCCCAATGACAGGCTTTGATATACTCCGCATAGCTTTCTTGTAGGCTTTTTCCATTCTGTTACGGTCATGTAATATTACTGTTTTATTAGTGTGTAAATCGGCTTGTGTAGCTTTCCCCAGTTCCTTAAATCTTACAATGCATTTATGGGCTGCTAGGAACGCCACAGCCGATTTGAAAATAGCCATATCGAAAGTTCGCCATTCAGTATAGTAATTTATTGTAACTCCGCAATTAGTATTAGGAATGGGCGTCCCGTTTAATTGTGTTATTGTAAGTTTTCCACATCTTGCATCAAGTACAGTTATTTTTAATTGGTGGCAATTCCCATTAGTATCTATCCAATGTCCATCTACATCAGTTCCACAAGAAGTTTCGCCATATCCTGTTACTACTCCATCCCCATTAATATCAGCCAGTAAACCCTCCTTGGTGGCAAAAGTAGTATTAGTTCCATCAAACCATGCACCAGTATCAGGATTGCATTTGGGGCGTTCATCTTCGTGATATAAGTAAACTTCTCTCAATGCTTCAATGTATGCTTCCCAAATAATTCCAGCTATATCATGGTCGCTTACAGATTTTTTTGAGGTAAGTCCAGAATATCTTCTAGTGTCATAGATAATATTCCAAGGAAGTATGTAAAATTTATCTTTGTAAATTGTAGCATATGTAGGAGAAGATGCTGTTACTTCTATAATGTATTGTCCGAAAATAGCATCAGCAGGTATATTATACGAGTAATAATAATGTCCAGTTGTTAGTGAAACCATCGAAATTGAATTTATAGTTACATTAGAACATGGGTCATATATTGTAATTGAAACAGATGATGGGTCTACATATGCATTTCCATCAATATTTTTAATTTTAGCAACATAATAATTTTCTTCGCCCCTCTCGTAAATTGAATTTTCATACTTTGTTGTAATATTGTAAAAGTTTCCCATTTTATTTCACCCATTTTCCAAGTTTATGTTGCCATTTGTAAAGTTCTAATGCATGAACGTAAGCCTCAAAGTCTAATTCAAGTTCATCCCAAGTTTTCTCCGCAACTTTTAATTTTCCATCACGGATTCTTGCTATGAATGCACCTTTAACTTTAATTCCAGTTAGCTCTTTAAAAGCCATTGCGTAAGCTGCAAGTTGTAACCAGTATGTCGGATAGAATGCTTTACCAGTTTTCCAATCACCGATGACATAAGCAGGTTTCTCAAATTTTGGTTCACGCCCTCTTACTAAAAAAGGACTTGGTGAAACGCCCTTTGGTGTCTTGATTTTTGGGGGGCTTTGATACATTCCCACGAAATCCGCAGTTCCAGCATATCCGTACTTGTTGCTCCAAAGTCTTTGTTCAAGTCCATCGGGTTTAAGTGATGCACTTTGTCGAAATTCGTAAAATTTACACATGCCTTCTTGAATTTCTAGTTCATATCCACCAAGATTGCAATCTTCGCCCTTTAATGTTAATTCAATGAGCTTATGCACATGAATACCTATTGCTTGTCTAGTTTCAAGTATCTGATTTGCCTTTGCACGCCCTATTTTTTTTATCCAAGCATCTATTCTGTGTTTGGCTATAATGCCAAGGGATGCTGTTACTCTGATATAATCTTTTCCGTGTATACGATAATTTGTGTTAGTAGATTCAAAGTCTTTAGGTACAACTATTTGCCACTTTTTTTGTACCATGTTTATTCCTCAAATAATTTATGGAATCTATTTGGATGATTTTCTACTATCATTTTAAGAGTATCAGAGGACCAAGGATAAATTGCTACTATTTTACCTGTTTGTATATCTAAATATTTCATAAGCCGACACTCTGCATCGAACAGAGGACATACCCTTACAGGGGGTGCATTTTACCAACTAAACTATATCGGCATTAAAAATTAAAAGAGGGGATTAACCCTCATTCACCTATTTAAGGATTTACAACGTGTGCAATCGCATCCGTATCAAGTTCGCCTACAGCGAAATATGCCCACTGGTCGATTCTGTATGAATTACAGTTGCTTTGGAAAAACTTGTAGGTCTTAGGGCGTTCTCCAAAGACCGCACCAACGGCTCGTCTTGAATCAACAATGATTGCTACGACTTCACTAGCTAAATCAGTACAACCATTTGCACCGCAGTATTCAATGACTTTAAGCCCACTCATTTTTTTGAGCCTGCCATCGTCATCGAAACTAACATCTGCCATCCAAGGCATAGGTTGCGAATGTTGCATTCTCTTAAAGATTGCAGCGACAGTTGGTGATACAATCAAATAGTCAGGGCTATAAGGTCCAGCTAAACCGTTACCTTCTCTCATACCAGCTACAGCAAGATGAATTGCGTTGTAAAGTTGGTACAATGCAGTATCGGTACAACATGAACCAGCAATATCAGGAGTACAGCTTATTGCAGTACCAAGAGTTTCTGTAGTTCCAGGTGCAGCAGTTTCTAGCTCACTGTAAATCTGAGCATCGAACCATTGTGCCCATGAATCGGACATAGCAATAAGATACGAATCCATTAGGATTGAACCTACATCCCATATATCCTTGTCACAAACGATAGCCTCAAGATTGTACTGTTTCAAAGTAAGCGGGTAAGTCGTGAATAAGATACTTGCACAAGATGCACACTCACAAGCTGCTTTTTCACTTGGAGCACCGAATGCACCGAATGCTCGAATCTGTACACCAAGTCCATCACCAGGGTTTATAGCAATACCTTTTACAGCAATTTTGAAAAGGTCGGCTTTACAAACGAAGGTATTCCAAACGATTTTAGCATAAACATCTTCAGGACTCCACTCACTAACATCATCCTCACAACCAGTATCGGCATCAGTGTTAATAAATAACCTGTCCATGCTTGTTTCACCATACTTTTGACCTTCATAGATTTGGAATTTAATGTCTTTCACATTTGAAAGTTTAGTTTCATACTGAGACCGAGTATCTATATTCTCGTATCTTTTGTAGTAACCATTGTAGAATTTTTGTATGTCATTTACTTCGTTTCCATTGCCTTTAACTTCACCACCATCATCAGTGATTTTTGGCTTTGGAGCAAGTTCAGGGTGTTCTTTGTAGATTGCCTCAAGAGCAGCAGTTTTTTGCTCTTCAAAAGCAGCATCTTTAGCTTCTTTGACTTCTTTATCCTTCTCTTCATCAAGTGCAGCCTGTTTTGTTTTCAGGTCTCGCAACTTGATTTCTTTGTCGAGATTTTCCTCATAGGCTTTTAATTCCTCTGGGGACATATCTTCAATATCTTTACTCATTGTTTTCTATCCTCCATAAATTTTAGTTCTTTAACGCTAATTTTTTAGCTTTTATTCTACTAATAATTTCTTGTCTTTTTTCTTCAATTTCAGCTTCTAATTTGCCTGTGCAAATATCACATTCACAAGCACTTTCATGTTCACCATCATTGCGTAATCCACAACCGTCTTTGTCGTTGCAACGCCCTTGTAGGACAGTAGATACACAAACAGGTGTGATTTCGGTCAAAACCGGTACAAGGTCATCTTCACCGTAACCTTCTTTCTTCCAAGGTACATTTTTTGGTAAATTTGATGCTAGTATAAAATCCCGCTTTCCATAATATGTTACTGATACATTAGGAATTTGTCCTGCACGTTCACACAATTTGACATATGCTGTCCATGCAGTAGTAAACTCACAATCAGGCTCTACATTTAATTCCATTGATACTTCTTTAGTTTCTGTATTGAATTTTACATTTGTATGATACCCAATAAAATAAGTAATATCAGTTTGCATCAAGAAGAACCCTGTGGAAGTGCCCATATGATTAATGTCATGTAAAGTTCCGTTCCATTTCTTGTAGCTCTTCTCTAATACTTCCGCAGAAAGAAATCCACCGTTCATAAATCTGTCACCTATAATAGCTATCATGTTTTTAGTACCTGTTTGAACAGGATTTTCAGCTTCTTCGGATTCTAATTCCTTAATAGGTATTACTGTAAATTGAGCTTCATCAGTAAACATCTCTTCATTTTTCTTATGTCTACGTTTCCAATACTCATGGCATACTGCAACAACTTTATCACGACTCCAACTGGGGTGTTCTTTTTTTGTATATGGAATACACCGCTTGATGAAATCTGTTTTAGTCTCACCTTTTTTTGGCTTTGGATTCTCAAATTCATTATCCATAAAGTCACCTTTTCATATTTTTATTATATCGTTTATTTTGAATACTCTTAATATACATAGTCTCTTCGAAACTGTGCATATTTTTCGGAATTTTGCCCTCTTTTCTAAGTCGTTTTGTTTTTTCTTTTGACTCAAACCATATATTAGGAATCCATTTTTCAGGAGGTTTAACATATGGTTTTATTAAGACTTGTAATTCAGCAGATTTTTTGAGCATCTCATTAAGTATCCAAAAGAATACATCATTGTAAGCAGTATCTTTTGCAATTATCCATAAAGCAAGTTGTCCGAACCGTTTCACCATATCTCGTTGCCATTCAGGTTTTAATTGATTTGCACCAATGACAAGTATGCTATTTAAATTCTTAATTACGGGATTTGGATAAAATTTTAAATTCTCATCCATTATAGCCATATCAACTTTCAAATGGCGATAACCTAGTTTCAGCAAGAGGCGTAATATTTTCTTGGAGTGTTCGCCATAGCCTATATCGGTCATGCTTTTTTCTTCCTAGCGACATTTCTCTTAATAGCTTCTTTATTAGCTTTTTTGAACTCTTCCCGTTTTACTGAGTCCTTCTTGAGGTCACTAAACTCAGCCTCAAATAGAAGCTCTTCATCTTTTTCTCCTATATCTCGCAAAGGAACAATGCTTTTTGCTTTTGCATTTTTAAATCGATTGTTAATAAATTCTTTATTTCGTACAGCCGATTCCATGTAATCTTCATATCTATGCTCTAGTTGTCCTTCTAAACTAGCTAAATTTGTATTGTAGGATTGTATCTGTTCATCAAATATCTTCAATACTTTTTTCTTGTCGTACTCTGAATAAAACATAAGATTAGGAATTAATGTTATTGTTATAGGAAGTTTTATTTCCTCCTGTTGAATTTTTTTTCTATCATTTATTAGTCTTTTAACAATGAACTCATATTGAGCTTTCTGTTTCAATGCGTTTGTATAACGATTTGATGCATTTACAAGCTCTTGAAAATATTGCCCTTCAACATCCATAAGCGGTGGTGACTTATGAGGTTTCGCTTCTTCTGGAACTTTTTGTTTTTTCTTAATAACTCTTTTTTTTGCCATATTTTTTCCTCTTTAATTATAGAATCTCATTATTTTATCTTTAAATATTTTTGGCACTTCTTGCAGGGTTCTCCAAGCAGCCCAGGACATATACGGGAGAAATGCCGTTTTCCCACTACTACTTTTAATTACTCTAGGATTTTCAGTAGTTCCAACTCTAATATATCTTGTTCCATATTCAAGAAATGCTGTATAAGGTTCGCCCTTATCATTGGTTACATCACAAATAATCTTGAAACTATGTTTGCCAGTTTTTTGAGAACGGATACCTCTTACCAAGTGACCTTTTTTTCTAGGTGCTCGATATTTAGCTCTCCTAACTATTTTTTTCTCTATTTCGTTAGTAAGTACCCCTTCTTCCAATGCTTTAATTACGCTTTCAGTTTTAGATATGAATTGCTGGAGACCTTTAGTTCTTACTTTTAGTGCTACCATCTTGCTCTTCACCAAGGAGTTTTTCTTTTGCAGCTTGTAGTTTTCGTTTCTCTATCATAGCCTTCTGTGAAACATTAAGTTGATAATCATATAAGTTTTGTACACTTTCTTCATTATCATCATTATCTTCTTCTCCGTCATTATCTTTACTTGGTGATTCAGGTTTTTGTGGTTTTGGAATATCAGTTGGAATCTTTTCAGTATCAAGTTCAATTTGACCTTTATTGAAAACTGTTCGAGCTTCTTTCGGATTAATAAATCCACCTGCTCCTCTTTGCCCATTCATAGCAAGAGTTGCAGCTTCTACTCTTTTATGCAGAATTGCAGCTTCGGCTAACTCATCAATATAAATAGCATTCCAAACAATGTTATACTTCCATTTTCGCCCTTTGGCTTTTAAAATTCTTTCGTATAGAATTTCTATTAATGGAGTATATTCAAAATCTTGGTCGTCTTTTACATCTTTAACATAATCGCCCATACCCACTTCTGCACCAGTTACTTTACCAATTTGAACACCAGTTAAAACATGAGTAGGCATTCTAAACGCAGAAGCAACTTTGAGCACTAAGTAATCATAAAATGGTTTAGGGTCAATCGCTACAGGATTTATAGCTTTAATTTCAGATGTTTCATCATGTATATAAGCTCCTGGATGTTGTTTTACTACCCTTTGCCAAAATTTTAGTCTCTCATCTCCAAGACCATCCTCTTTTATATCATATGAACCATGTGCAAACCAAGCTAGGATTTCGCCACAACTAATATCTACATTTACCATAGATTTAATAATGTTTCGGAGTAGATTGATTTTAGAATTTCCAAATTCTTTATGTGGTAATTTATCAACCGTTAAATGTATAATCCTATCAGGATGAATCCAGTAATCTTTACCATTTTTGGTATCTTCATAATGAAAATGCTTGGTAAAAAGTTTTTGATATTTTCTTTTTTGGGAAGGATAATAATCTATTTCTTTAATGTACTCGCTGTTCAATACTGTAATTTTCCAAGGAGCTGCATAAACTTTATTATCATTTACTTCTATTTTGGTGGGAGGGTCATGCACTTCAGTTTTTTCATCATTTTCATAAGTAATTAAAAGATAACCATCACCATAGGTAAAAGCAGCTACTTTTGCTTCTTCCCATTTCTTTTTAAATTGATTACGTCTTTCAAATGTTTTTAATATTTGTAAATCTTCTTTTACTGGAACTGTTTGTTGATTTTGAGATTCTATTTCAAACCAAGCTCTAATTGAATCCATAGCTTTCTTTCTTGCACCTTTCATAAATAAAGGACATTGTAGTGCTGTCTCTCTACAGGTCTCCATGCTTAATTCTTTTTTAAGAAAACTATGCTTATATTCAGGACTTGCATCAGGTGGATGTATTAAATTCAGTTCTTTCTTACCTTCTTTAATATCTTCGGCAGAAGGTGCAATATAATTTTTCCAAACCTTTCTCAAGTGGTCGCCTATTGTTGCCATTTTAATCTCCAAAATCCCATAATGCTTTTCTAACAAATCCAACTACGCTTTTGCCTTTAAAGGCACGATAAGGTGTAAGTCCATATTTTAAAGCATCCATAGTGTGGTCATCAAGTTTTGCGGGGACTTCTGTTTTATTTTTCCCCGTTTTATCTTTTTCATATTGATAAGCTTGAAATTCTCTTATTGTGTGAACACAATGTCGGTCAACATGAAGATTCATTTTCTTAAGCATAGATTTAATCTTACCTATGCCAGTATTCACATCTCGGTCTCCTTTTTCCGAAGGAATCTTTAAATCTGCTGCTTGAAATATTAAGTCAGGATTTGAGGGGTCAAAGTATACTTTTCTGAAATGTCGTTTTTCATGTCTTTTTGCGATTTCACTAACAACGAAATGAGAAGGCTTTTCTTTTTTATAATACTCTTCTAGTATGAATACGTCTTTATCTTTGAATCCTAATGTTAATATTACACTAGGATTTGTAAAACCCCAATCCACACCAGCCGTAATAAAATCAAAGTTCTCTAAATCTCTATAATCCCCAACATGTTTATCTGGATTAAATTCTTTATAGATTTGACCTGCAAATGCTTCCCATGTTCCATCAAGAAATCTTCTTACCCAATCCTCATCACCAGAATCTTGTGCTTCTGCAATAAATGCTTCGTAACGTGGAAGAAGTACATTATCATAAGTAGTTGTTTCAATTACGTGATAATCAGGATTTCCCCTTTTAAAGAATCTTTTATAAATCCAATGTGATTGACTACCAGGATTAGTTGTTAAAAGAATGAAAGGATTTTTATTTCTTAAGTTTCCAGTTCCCGATATTCTTAAAGTTAATTGTGCAAATATAGTTTCAGCAATTTCAATAGGTTCATCAAGTCCTACGAAATCTAAAGTCATTCCTCTAAGTTTCTCTTCTTCATCACAAGGTTTAAACCATACTTCTGAGCCATTCCAAAAAATAGCTTTCATATCTCCCTTGCTATGTTTAATTCGACATAATTGGATTGGGATATTCGCTTTGTCAAGAGCATTTTGATAATACTCTAATTCTTGTTGGAATACTTTAAATACGACATCAGTTAATTGCGGTGTAGTTAATGAACCAAGCATACCAATACAGCCAGGATTCTCAATGCATGTTTGAATAGCAACATGAGCAAGTAGTAAGGTTTTGCCTGCTCTTACTGCACCACTATAAAGAATGTATCTATATTTACTTATAGCACGCATGGCTCGAATTTGGACAGGAAGAAATTCTCTACCTAATTTCAAATTCATAGAAGTAATGTTATGCCCACCCTTACCCGAATCCATCAAGAACACGCCTTAGTAATGTAAAAATGAGAGAAATTTTCTCTTCATTATAAGTATGTCGCCCATTGTATTTAAAGTTTTTTATAAAAAGAGTTATATTCATCTATTTTATTGAGATTAGGAGACTTTAAATAGTAGTGGCGACATACTTATAATGAGAAGATATTATGACTGTTGCTCAAGAAACTCGATGGAGAGCCGAATTAGAAATCCTTCAAGAATTGGGGAAAATACCTTCATCTAGGGAAATGCAAAAGTTACTTAAAGATAAATATGGAATAGAAGCTAATCATAATACAGTTAATGCCGACTTGAAGCGAGATTTGGAATTTCTTACTAAAGAAGAATACACTAATCAAAAGAATGGTATATTAAGTATGTTAGATACAGAAATCAACATTGCTCATAATATAGCTACTAATGAAGAGGACAGTGAACTTAAACTTAAAGCTATGAATACAGTGTCTAAATTATCTAAAACTAAATCAGAAATTTTGATTAAATTTAGAAGGGCACAAGCTAAATTGTCTACAGAAGAAAAGCCCATTTATAATATATCTATTGGAGAACCTATAGAAATTGATATGAAAAAATTTAATAAGTTAGAGAAGGATGCGAAAGATGTTAAGAAAATTGATTGAATATTTACCTATTAGTAGACGAAAACACGCAAAAAGTGTAGAAGAGATTAATAAAGTAATAGCAGGTCTCGTTGAATCGGATGCAAATCATTGTCAAATAGAATTGAGCATCATTCAACAATTAGAGAAAAAACCGTTAACACAACCATCTAAGAGTACAAAAAATGATATTGACCCTTCATTTCAGTAAGGATAAGGATAAATATGGAAATAAATGTTAAGACAATAAAGATAAAAGATGAAGTAACATGGTATCACATCATACCCATTGGTGATATACATATAGGTAATATTGGTTGTGATATCGAAAAACTTAAAAAATTAGTTGCGTGGATAAAAGCAAAAGATAATGTATATTGGATTGGTATGGGTGATTTTCTTGATTGTATTAACATGTCAGATAAACGATTTGACCCTCAAACTGTTGCCCCTGAATTTAGAGATGCGTTAGATAATCTTGTACCGATGCAAATGCATAAAGTTACTGAAATACTTGAACCCATTAAAGAAAAATGTTTAGGATTACATGAAGGTAATCACGAAAGAAAAATAAGATTGAAATATCATTATGACCCTATATATGAGATATGGAAGTCATTTAACATGCCTAGTATACCAATGCTTAAAGATGCAGCAATAACTAGATTACGATTTATAGCACAATCTAAAAACAAAAAACAACCCTCTTATACGTATGATATTTTTAGTGTGCACGGTAATGTCGGTGGTCGAAAAGGTGGTGCGAAATTAAATAGATTAGAAGATATGTGTGCAAATTTTCAAGCTGATATATACTTAATGGCTCACTCCCATATTAAATTAACAGAGTCTAAGTCACAATTATATGTAGATAACAGATTAAACTTAAGACGGACTAAAAAAGTGTTAGCCGTTACTGGATGTTTTTTGAATGGCTATACTGAGGGTGCAGGTGGATATTGTGAACAATGGATGTTATCACCTACTATGACAGGCGTAGTAAAAATATCAATACGACCAGTTCAACGAGATTTACATATTTCTGAATAGTGATTCTATGACAAATAAAAAGGCAGATGATTCTTTAGACTCTCATGCAATAAAACGAAAAGACGGTTCGCTTGATGAGAAAGCAGAACATAGAGCTATTTTAAAAGAATTAAAAAGATTAGGTTTAAGATGACACTTAAAATTCCTAAACAGTTAAGGGGTGTACAATTTAGATTTATTAAAATACGCCCCAAGTCTAAGAAAGCATCAGAAAAAAATTGGCAAGAATCTTACAATTATAAATATGATGAGGTAGCTTTTAAAGATTATTTAAGACATGCCACAGGTTATGGTGTATTATGTGGATTTGGAAAACTCGCTGTAATAGATTGTGACAAAGAGGAATTTGCAAAACATCTTTATATGAATTTGCCTCCGACATTTAGCATTACTACTGGCTCTGGAGGACTCCATTTATACTATATAATTAAGGATTTAGATAAGAAAATAATAGTTACTGATACCAAAGATGTTCATCATGGAGAAGTACAATTTAATGGGTCTTATGTTCTAGGTGCAGAATCTATTCATCCAACTTCGGGCACACTTTACAAGATAAAAAACGATATGGAAATTCAAACTATCACCAAAAAACAACTTCTTGAAGCTTTAGAACCTTTTTTGAAAAAAGAGGATAAGTTTATAGAGACTACCTCAACTGGATTGAATTGGGATATAGGAGTAATTCTCAAAACTCTTAGAGGTATACAAGAAGAAAGAGAAACAGATGAAGGTATTGAACATTGGGGACAGCATCCCATACATGGCTCAAAAGATGGCGATGAAGGAAGTAATTTTAATCTGAATCCCACTAAAAATGTTTGGCATTGTTATAGATGTGGAACAGGTGGAGACGCATTGTCTCTTGTTGCCATACTAAATGGTTTAGTGAAGTGTGAAGATTGCAAACCTGGGTTCTTTAGCACCAAGGAGGGAAAAGAGATTTTCCTAAAGGCTAAAAAAATTGGGATGCAGAAATATGGTTTTGAAGATGCTCGTTTATTATTATTTTATAGAGGAAAACGTAAAGGAGCATTATTGGTAAAGGATATTGTTGATTATATAAAACTACAATGTCAATTTATAACAGTACGAGATTCTACAGGAAGATTACCTCATATATATGCCTATGAAGATGGCTACTATAAATTATTTGGTGAGGATTTAATTGTGCAACAGCTAAAGAAAATTCTTGATAATCAAGATGTTCCTTATAAAATACAGTATAAAAATGAGATTTTAGATTATATCAAAACTGAAAATGTAGTTGACAGGGATGAAATAAGTCCACCAAAGCATTTATTGAATCTTAATAACGGAATTTATAACACAATTTCCAAAAAGCTTATACCTCATAGTCCAAAGCATTATTTCCTTTACAAAATTCCCTGGGATTATAAACCAAAGGCTAAATGTCCAAAAGTTATGAAATACTTAGAAAGTACCCTAAAGCCTGAATTTATTGACTTAACTCAAGAGATATTTGGGTATTGCTTAATGTTTGACTATCGACATGCAGCCATTTTCTATCTCTATGGAACAGGTGGAAACGGCAAGAAAATTTGGACTAAAATGCTAGAGCATATGCTTGGTGCTAAAAACGTAGCGAATAAATCTATTGATAGTTTAATAAGATTTAGATTTACCTCTGCACTTCTCTATGGGAAACTTGCGAACATTTGCGGTGAACTTACTTCATCGGTATTAAAAGATACGGACATGTTAAAAAGTTTAAGTGGTGGAGATTCAATACAAGCAGAATTTAAAGGAAAGGATGGATTTGATTTCGAGAATAGAGCTAAGATTATCACAGCTTGCAACTCTATTCCTTATTGTAAAGATATGACCGATGGATGGTATCAAAGACAGATTGTGATTCCATTTTTAAAGAAATTCAGGCATACCAAACAAGAAGATACAGAACTACTTGACAAATTATTAATACAAAAAGAGATGGAAGGTCTATTAGCATGGTCACTTGTAGGAATGCATAGATTATTAGAAAATAAACAGTTTTCATACCCTATAGATAGAAAAGAACGTTATTTAATGTATAGGGATAATACTCGATATTTTGTACATAAATTCTTCAAAAAAACCTCAGATATTAATGATACTATTAAATCAGACGATATTTATGAATATTATTGCAAATGGTGCAAAGAAAATAGTATCCCTACTGAGAGTAAAAATGCTTTGGGTAGAGCCTTTACATACTCAAATATAACATTTGATAGAGTATTAGAAAAGGGGAATCATAAATATACGGATATAAGAAGATATGTTATAAAAGTAGTAACATAAAAAGGTGTAAATATGGGAAAATGTAGCGAATGTGGAAAAAAGATACTGTACAATAAATATAAAATGTACAGAGGAAAAGTTCTCTGTCCAGAGTGTTACAACACTCGTTTAGAGAGAAAAGCAGCAAAAAAAGCGAAGCTAAAAAGACAAGCAGAGTTAGTCAAGATTACTAAACCATCAAAGAAAGCGAAGAAAAAAGCTAAAGAATATGGGCTTACTACGAAAATAGATTTGAAAATAGATTTAAAAGGAGATAATGAAAATGAAGATAAAGCCCAAGAGGATTCCATCTAATCCTGTTTGTGTAGAATGCGGATTTCCGATAGCTAAATTTCAAAAATATTTATTGCATAAAAATGGAACAGTTCTTTGTGAAAAATGTTATACAAAACTTAAAAAAGAAGGTGTAGTAGGATGAGAGAAGTAGAACTTATTTATGTAGAAGTACTGAATGAGACTGAGCAAGTATTCATATTTGAAACAGTATTTAATAAGCAAAAATATGCACACCTACTTGTACTGAATACAGCATTACTTATAAAAATACAAGATTTAGAATTAGCTAGATGTATTTTATCACTCGCAAATATGACAAGAAAAGATGCTGAAAAATCAGTAAAGGGGTAAAAATGAAAACTCTCGATGATTTAGGACTCTGTAAGAAGTCCCGTAAGAAAGTTGAAGATTGGCTTCAAGAATGGTTAGACTTATTCATAAAACAAGCTAATGGAAAACAGGGATGGGTTTATAGAGCTAACTTTGAAAAGAACGATTTCTTTTACTTCACAGATTGCAAAGACATTCTTGAAAAAGACCCCGAAGCAAGAGCACAAGAGAACAATCTCGCCATAAGAAGTCGAAAGCGGAAAGTCTTAATGCAGTTATTTATTAAGACTCTAATGGGAAAGAAACTCGGAACTATTATAAAATGTAATCATTGCAGTTTTGAACCTTGTTGGATAGAGGGATTACCTAATGGAACTGGTCATTGGGTTTACTGCCCCAAGTGTAAAAAAACTGATATACATGTGTTTCCAGAAGGCTATGACAATTGCATGAATACAATAAAACTAGAGATAGCTAAAAGGAGAAATCAGTCGCCAATAAAAATATGCCCAGATTGTAAAAAACTTATTGAAGAAATGCAATCTTATAAATATGAACACGCAGCAAAAAATTTATATGACCCAGGAAAAAATCCTAAACCTAAGAAACCATTGAAAGGCGATAAAAAATGATACTGACATTACCATTTCTTTATTTGATGCTATGCTTCTTTTTCGAGCAGATAAAATTATATCCTAAGGGGTGTCTCATCTTGATAGTCATTGGTGGACTTTATGATTTATTGAAAAGTTTGATAAATAAATTTGATTAAAGGAGAATGAGAAAAAATGAAAATATGGCTCGCTGGAAGTTGGTATACATTACCTGATTATGCTCTGATTGTACATTTAAGTGACCAAGATAAGAAAAATATTAAGAATATGCATCCAGATTGTGATTTGTATTGTGCATATGATGAGAAGATATTTACTACTGAGGAAATAAAAGAAATATTAACAAGATTAAAGAAAGAATTAAGGAGAATGAAAAAATGAAAAAGATAATGTTATGTGGTAGACCAGCAGGTTGTTGTCCTTCAATTAAAGAGGGCACAGAAAAAGATGTAATACATATAGTTGATGGAGACCAAAAAATAACTCTCAATAAAAAGCACATACGAAAATTAACCAAATATTTGAATAAAAGAAACAAAAAATCTGTGTGTAGGTGCAAATGTGCAAGTTGTCGTATGAGTTGAAATGTTCAAAATGTGGTAGGAATATGCAAATGGTGATGGATACTCCACTTTGCCCTATTTGTAATGCAGATGTTATTTTTGAATTAAATGCATATGTAAAATACGATTTAATAGCAAACAATAAATCATAGTATATAAATGTTACTTACCTATATCAAATATGCGTAGGTAATCATTTTTGAGTACCTGTGGTGAAAAAATGAAAAAAGATGAAATACTTAATTATCTTAAAAAAGAACTGCACAGCACCAAGGAGTACACTTTCATAGTAATTGATGCTAGATATAAAAAGCCCCGATTGTTTGAAGCTTGGCAACTTGCGGAATTTTAAAAAGCATAGGTAACAATAACTCTTAGTATATAAACATTACCTTAGTATTAATTATGCGCAGGTAATCATCTTTGAGTACCTATAAATCTCAATGGTATACGCTGAAAGCAACAAATTTGTTAACTATGATGTATAAGGATGAGAAAATGAAAGATACCTTAACAGGACTTAAAGGAATGCCCAATGGAAAAACTGTTTATTTAAATGTACAGATAAAAAATTGCCCCAAGTGTGGAGAGTCCATGCGTAAATACTATATCATAGGTGGGCGAGAAAGATGGGAATGTTCTAACTGTGGACATAAGGAGAAGATAAAATGAAATTAAAAGGTAAACTAATAGATGATGAGTGGATACTTATCAGGAAGATAAAATGATAAAAGAATATATGATAAAGAATGAACTTATGGTAACTGGTTATGAGCATATAATCACAACAATTACTAAAGCTGGTATTATGAAAACAAGATTGCTAGTTAGTTTTTGTAATGATGATGACCCTAATTGGAAAAAGCTATAATCATAAATCGCCCCTGTAGCAACATGATGCACTATGAAATTTAAATATGATTTACCTGATTTAATAAAGAGAAAGAGATATTCTATTGCTCTATCTTTCCCTAAAAATTATAAACGACAAGGGATATACGCATTATTTTATCAGAGTAAACTTATATACATAGGGCAAACTATTAATTTTGGTGCTAGATTAAGTGCACATCGTTTAAAATATGGTCATAGTATTGAATATACTTTTTATGAATTACCTGATGCTTCTGCAAATGAGTTATTAATTTATGAAGCCATTTATATTAATCATTATAACCCTCTCCACAATATAAAGTAAGTAATAGGTAGCATGACATAGGGATACGTCTTACTTTGCTGCTAAAGGGCGATTCCGTTAATCCTCAATGAAATGCGAGATAAGTCTAAAGGGTAAGACGTCTGACCTCCAATCAGAAAGTGCAGGTTCAATTCCTGTATCTCGCACTATGTATGTAATAAAGGTTATCTCCAAAGATGAAGCATTCCGATTAATTTGGAAGTTTCATTACAACAATACACTTCCTAGACTTATAAAACACTGTTTAGGTGGATTTGTTAATGGAGAACTTGTTGCAGTAATGACATTGGGATGGGGTGTTAGACCATTGCATACAATCAGAAAATTATTTCCGTCACTAACAGCACAGGATTATTATGAAAATGGTAGAATGTGTTTAGATGATAAAATGCCAAGGAATAGTGAAAGTCAATTTATATCAGAATGTGTAAAGTTTATAAAACAACATTATCCAAATATTAAAGTATTATTTAGTTGGTCAGATGGTATGCTCGGTAAACCTGGGTATGTTTATCAAGCATCAGGATTTTTGTATGGTGGGTATATTTGGACAGATTCATATTTTTCTAAGAAAGGAGAAAGAATACATCCTAGGCAAACTAATCGTATAGGTGGTAGACCTACATGGGGACAAATGAACAAGTTAGACTGGCTACATTTTCGTGGAAAGCAATTTAAATATTGTAGATTCATCTGCTCACATAAAGAAAGAAAACAATTATTGAGAGAATCAACAGTTAAATGGACAATGGATTTCCCAAAAGAAAAAGATTTAGCATGGAAAGTCAGAACCTTAAATGGATGGGAAGAGAGCAAAAAGCCCTTTTATGATTCAAATGAATTAGTACATAATAAAAAAATAGGAGAAAAACGAAAAGCATTATTGTATTCCCACATGAGCGTTTCCGTTAATCCTGAGTGATTATTATGAATACTGTATATATCAATATTGAGATGAAGCATTTACGCTTTAAAATGGAACGAGCATTAGGTAGACCAGTAAGCGACAAGGAACTGGAAAATCAATTTAGATTATATTTAGCTTATGAGAGGAATGAATCGGCTCTGAGAGGAGGGTGAAAAAATGACTGATGAATATGATGATAATATAATAGTATTAGAAATAGATTTAATGAGAATCTCCGATGCTTCTCTAGTGCATATTAGAAATAGGGTTATGTGGGAATGTAAACGAAGAATCGTACTTGGAAAAAAACTGAAGGGGAAATAGCATCAAGTTAAGTATTCCCACATCGGCGATTCAAAAATTATACACCATTCAAAAATTATACTGTCATTTGTGAGTTAAGGGTCATCCAATTTCCTTTTTCCTGTCGCCTTTTTATCGAACCTACCTTATAT